GATACTGAAAGTAATTGTTATCTGCCCCATATTCAATCCAGTCCTTACCATTTACTTCTTTAATTTCAGGGCTTGTATATGTGCTTAAATTTACAAATCCAAATTCTGAAACTTTTGAATTTTTAACAAATTGCCCCAATGTATTTCTTTTTCTATTTTTCATATTACTAAATATGTATTATCATAATCATCATAAGTCGTGTATTGACCTTTATTTAATTCATAATGATCGTTTTTATTTAATTGATCAACATCTTGATCTGTGCAAAATATTCTATCGTTAAATATATCTTCTTTTTGTTCTGAATCTAAATTCCATATTTGGTCATATAAATTCCACAAACTATAATTTGTATTCCAAAAATTATAATCAATATATAATCTTAAATCATAAAAATGATTTTCAACTAATATAGGACTAAAAGTAATATTAAAATTTAAATAATTACCTGATTGCGTTGCGTTAGTTACATCATAATATTTTACAACATTTGTACTGTCATCGCGTATTGCCATACTAAAAGCGTCTGAATATTCTCTTGGAATAACAGATAAAAGTTGCGAAGCTGACGAAGTAGTTAATATTATCATTACTTATATAACGTATTTATTTGACTAATTTGCACAATCAATCAAGCAAAAAAAAAGCACCCCGCTAAGGATGCTTAATTTATTATTAAAAACTAAATATTAATTTACTGGTATTTGTTCAGTTGATGGTGTTACAGCCGCATCTAAGAAATAAGGTGCAGTTTCTTCCATTCCTTCAAATGTTAATGTAAATCCAGATAAATCGCCTGCAGCAGCACCAGTAACAACTGTACCACCCGTGCAATCCATTCCATTTTCAAATCCACATAAGAAATTGTTCCCGTAATAATCAACTACGACTACATAAGGACGAGCTACAGCAAGAATCTGAAGTTCAGCTTGCGTTTTAGCATCTAAGTAAGTTAATGTTAAATTTAATGTTTGAGTGTAAAACGTTGTTCCATTCTCTCTACTACTTGTTACAGTAGTTTCAAGACTTGAATTTCCTTTTACATCATATTCGAACCATGTCGGTGCCGGAGAACCATTTGTAATAGTTGCTTCTTTAGTTGTTGAATCTACAGCTACACTAGCGATAGTTCCATAATCAGCAAATAAAACTTTTTTTATTCCTCCAAAGGCCGATTTACACGGTACTTTTCTTCCAGTTGTAAGTAAACAAGGCATAAGTTATTTTTATTTTATTATTAAAAAGGGATAAACAGACAATTCTACTTATCCCTATTTAGTTAGTTAATTATTAAGCGTATTCAACAAGATCTGATGCAATTCCGAATTGTACTGCACTTGTAAATCTCATAACCATACGAACATTGTTTGATGCATCAAGGTCAGCCATATCTAAAACTTTAACAACGTTAGAGTCGTTTAATAAACCTGTCCCAAAGTATAAATTACTTCTTTGAGCTGCATACATTTTATCTGGTGACATTCCTGGACATACAAATATTTTAACGCCATTCACTGTAAGTGAACCGTTGTTCCACCACTGTGTCCCTTGGTTGTTTACACCATTTGCTCCAAGACCAGCCGCTGCAAATCCTCCTAAAGCTTGTACATAATATTTAGCTGCTGCTGAACCAATATATATAAATAAATCTTCTTTACCATATAATGCTCCTGGAATTGCATCAACTACTTTAGATAATTCTGCAATAATGTTTCCAGCATTTAATCCGCCAGCCACTGCTCCTACTTGCTGGCCTGCAGGAATATCCCCTGCTGCTGCTGAAGCTGCAATTAGTTTTTCAAATCCATCAAAAGAATTAACTCCTGCTGCTCCGGCTGTATCACCTTTCCAAATACATATTTCAGTATTTTGTGCAACTTCTGCCGCTACATGAGCAATCATAAAGTCACTAAATTTTGGAGGTAATTGTTGCCCAAGACCAAATCCCATTTGTTGAGATTCCCAATCGTTTACAAAATCATATTTACATAATTGTAAATTTACCTGTAGTTCAACTGGTTGAATGATTCTTTCTGTAAGTGTTACAGATGAATTAGGTGTGAAGTCACAAGAAGCTGGTGAAACTAAATCCCCTGTAGCTAATTTTTTAATAATTTCTTTGTAAGCAATATTTGCTTTTACAGTTAATCCTCCGTCATTGATTGTCGAAGCACTGAGCAACGCCGCCGCGATATATTCTCCTGCGAATTGGCCAGAATAAGTGGAAGTTATATTAACAGCAGTTGCTAATTTTACATTGTTTAAGTTATTCATTTTTTTTATTTATTTAATTTATTTAATACTCTATCTAATGTCGTGTTAAATCTACCCTTAGCAAATTCAACTCTATTTTTCTTTAAAGTTTCAGCTTCAGGATTATGTTTAATTGGCTTTACAGCCGCTTCCGATAATTCTTCTTTTAACTCTTCTTTTATTTCCTCAGTTGTTTCTTCTGATAAATCTTCTTTAGCTTCTGATGATTCAACTTTGTCTTTTTTAAGATCAGCAATTGCATCTTCAAGGTTTTGAATTCTTTTTTCCATTCCTTTCCAATCGCCTACATCTGCCATTTCTTTTTCTTCGTCTTCTTTATATTCATCTTCGTTTAAATCTTCTGTAATTTCTTCCCCTGCTTCTTCTTTTTCAGGAACATCATCACTAACCTTTCTAACGTCTGATATTATGCCTTCTTCTTCAACGACTAATAATCTTGAATCTTCAAGAATATATTCGCCTACAGGCATTGCTACTTTCTCGTCGTCCGTAACAATAAAGACTTCTTTTCCTTTTTCTAAGGACTCGGCACTTATTATAGTACCATTTTCTAACTTCATCTCCTCAAGCTTTACCTCGATATTCAAAAGTGTTTTAATTTGATTTAACATTTCAGTTGATTTCATATTATTTATATAACGATTATTAATTTAAATTTTGCGTTTTTAAGATATACGAGTTATAACTCCTATCCCCTGTGCGTGTATTGAGCCATCACAACAGCTTATCGAATATGTATTCGTGTCCCAACATAGGCACGCTCTCGAATCTCCCCTTGGACTTGTTCGGCTTGGTATATATGACTTTTGGTTTATTCTTTTTTTCATTAGTCAGATATTAATATATTCTTTATTTCTTCAAGTATTTTATCATCTTCTGACATATCTTCTTTAATTGATTCTTTAGGTCTTTCCATTTTATCAGCAAAATAACCTTCAATACTAAAACCTTTAACTTTATCTGTTTTAACATATTCCTGCCATATTTCTTCGTTATTTACTTTTACAGCACCCATCCAAGTACCTATTGGTACATTTAAACCATATTTTCTTGACTTGTCGTGTACTTCATCTTCAACTAACCAACTTTCAACAAGTGTTAAACCATTCAATGCTTCTTTATGTTCTAACGTTGAATTATTTTGATAACCATTTTTCAAATACATCTGTGATGCTTTCATAATAGTATCACGTGAAAAGAAAATATAATAATCTCCTTCAGCACCATTTCTATATATAGGTTTATTAGGTATCAATAAAGCACCTAATAATATTTTTTTGTCTTTATCTACTTCTGCTAATTTAATTTCTTGTGAATTTAAAGCAACAAAATCAGATTCAATGGCTGGATTTTCTACAATTGATATTGCATCAATTCCGCTTTCTTCTTGCTCTTCGTCTAAAATAAGTTCGATTATTTTCATAATTATATAACGATTTTAAAGTTTAATTTTGTGTTTATCCTATTGTAGCACCCTCAATAGTGTTTCTTTCTAATGCTTGAGCTGATGTAACCTCGCTAGCCACTACAAATGCCTGCACAGGTTGTTGTTGTTGATCTCCTATAACATCTGCTAGCTGATTTGTTTCACTAGCACCTACAATATTAAAAGAAGGAGGTGTAGGCGGCGCTGGTGCTTGCACTGACCCTCCGCTAACTGACGGAGCTGCTTTGCCCCCCAGTGTTGGTACTTTTGTTGCTGTTATAGCTTTTACTTGAGCCATACCGGAAACTATCGCGGCTCCTGCTGCTGCTGCTCCTAACGCTGGCCCTATAATTGGAATTGGGGCTAATGAGGCATACGAGCTTTGAGCAGATTGAAATGTGCTTATAGTTGCTGCTGCTATTGCTGCTGCTTTACCAGCCGCTGTTTCTTCTCCTAATATTGTAGCAAGATTATTAAAGCCATCTGAAATAATTTTCATTTTTTCTCCTTCAGTTAATTCTTCCCACTTTATAGCATTATCAGATGTTTCTTCTCCGAAGTTGTCTAAAGCATTTACTTTAGCTTTTTCCAAAGCAACCACTGATAAACCTTGTGCTTTTGCTAATGCTATTAATTTATCATAATGCTCAGTTATTTTTATTATTTCAAGTTCTCTTTGCTCATCTTCTGTAATTGCTACAGCATCTCTTATTTGATTTTTTAAGTCTTGTAGTTCAGTTGCTTTTTGCATTTCAAATTCCAGCTCTTTATCTTTAATTGCTAAATCTCTTGCAGCTTTTAATTCGTCCGTCACTAAATTATTAGCTTCAGCTTGTTCAATTAGCTTTTGAAAATGCTCATTTATTTTATTTAATTCAAGCTGCCTTAATTCTTCATCACCTCTTGCTGTAGCTTCTCTTATTGTTTTCTTTAAATCCTCAACACTTTTCAATGCAGCCTTTTCTTCATTTGTGGCTGTTGTTATTTGTGTTTGTAATAATCTTTGGCTTCTTAATTTTTTTGTATCTAAATTTATTAATTCCGCTTGTAACTTTGCTAGCTTGTCTTTATCCTCAATTGTATTTAAAGAAATTGATTGCTCTAATATCATTGCATCAACTAAAAGTTGTTTAGCATTAATTTGTTTTTGAGTTATTTCCTCTTCTATTTGCTGAGCTTTTTTAAGTAATTCAATTCTTTGTGATGTTGTATACTCATCTCTTTTTTCTGCTTCGAGTCTAATATCATTTATTTCTCTATTAGCTTTTGCTCTTTCAATTAGCAAATCTCTTTCAATATGATGTGCTTTTTGCCTTGCTTTTGTAACTTTATTCATTACATCAATTTCTTTGCCTGTTTCACTAATTAAATCAGACGTTGCTTTTGCAAGATTTTTTGTGCCTTTTATAACAGCATCAGTTGTTATTTTTACAACATTGAAATTGTTATTTAAAGTTTTTAATCCCTTGCCCGCATCTTCCATAGCCCCTGAAAAGTCTCCACTGAAAGCTTTTTTAATAGCACCCCCTAATAATCCAAGGCCGTCTAATAAAGCACTTATTTTATCAGTAACCATTGTTTTAATTTTTTTCCCAAAATCTTCTAAAGCTTTCCCGGGGTTTGTAAATACATTAACAATAGCTGTTCCTAAATCTGCAAGTACATCTAAAATTTGATTTACAACAGCACCAATCATCGCCATACCTCTTGCGAATTTTTCTTGACCTTCTTCACTCCTTGTGAACGCTCCTGTAATCGATGTAATTAAAACAACTAAAGCACCTAAGCCAGTTGCCATCCAAGCAATTTTCATTAACTTAAAACCTTTTGTTGCGCCTGCTATTGATTTTGTAAATCCTTTCATGCTTGAAATAGCACCTCCGGTTTGTTTATCAACAAGGCCTAATACGCCGGCAAAATCAGCTTGATTTTTTTCAGCCTCTTTTAATACTTTATTAGCCTTAGATTGTTCTTGTCGCGTTTCTTGAACTCTAAGTTTAGTTCGCTTTTGCAAAGTCGCAGCCTCTTTTAATTTTTCATTATACTGCTTTATTCGATTTCTGTCTTTCGGATCAGCTTTAGCTCTTTTATCTTCTATTGTTTCAATCTCACGCTGAATGTCTTTTAATAAATCTTCTTGTTGTTGAAGAGACATATTTATGTCATCAACATTTTTTTTGGCTTCTTTGACCGATATTTTAACAGTGTAAGTGTTTGTTATTGACATTTGATATTTGTTTTAATTTGTTTTATAGCCTGCTTAAATGTTTTTGGCAAAGCGTATTTGCCCTGCGCTATTTTAATATTTTCTGTTTCTCCCTTTACAATCGTAAGTAATTCTAATATATTTTTAATCATAATTTTATTTTAAGGGCATCCACAAATTAATGAGGTTACTATCCCAGATGAATCTAACACCATAATCATATAACAACCATTTTCACAATAAGTGTCGTTAGTAGCTGTACCTGTTTGTGTATATGTTCCTGCTAAAGCAGTAGTTGTTAACGTTGCATTATTATACATAGTATCTCCAACCGAAATACTAGTTGCTACACCAATTGAATAATTATAATATAAAGTTCCACCACCAGTTCCTTGAAATGTAATATTTTCTAAAGATCTATAATAAGGTGTTCCAACATTCAATAATTCTAATTGACTTTTACCATTTGTAAGGTTTGTTGTAATAGAATTTATTTGATAGTTCTGTTGCCTAATTTGTATTAAGTCATTCAACTGTAAATTATGAAATATCTTTTGTGGTAAAACGGCATTAACTTTTATAAGTCTTCTATTTCTGTCAAATACATTGTTTATATATGTACTATAATTATTCAAAAATAATGTTCTTGTAAAACTTTCACCTACATACTCATTTATAGAATCTGTAAAATTTATATTAGTCTGATTGCTTAAGGAAATATCTAAACTATTTGAAGGTATTATATAATCATTTGTTCGCGTAATA